ACTTGTCATACTTCTGATAGCATCCGTTTATAGTGTGAGCATCTGATTTAGCTTCAACTTTTACCAACTTCAATACAATTCCTGTATCTAGTGTAAAAATAAACTTACTTCCTATTGTTCCGAAAGCGGAACCTAATGCTACACCTATATATCCTTCACTATCTCTTAACATTCCATCATCACTTACTATCATATATTTTTGAATATATTTATATTGGGCAGAACTTCTTGATGTTATTTTCTTATAACTCATATAAGTTTTAACAGAACTGGTAGAACATACTCTCAATCCATCATTATTAACTACTTTAATCGGCTCTACCACCTTTTTATCTTCTTTCCTAACACTTACATCAATATCATCTATTTCTTCCTCTACGGCCTCTATATCATCTAATCTATTAATTATCTTAAACAACTCTCTATCTGTTTCTATTTTAAATACTAAAACTATTACACTTTGAATTGCCCATAAACTTAACATTAACATTATTATATTTTGCCATTTAACTCTCATATCCTTCATCCATCCTCTCACATATTCTTCTATTTAATTTATCATATCTTATTTGTAATTTATCCATTGCACTTTTTACCGCTCTAATATTATGTACTTGATGTTCAATTTGTTTTGCTATAAAAAATCCATACTCTTTATCTGATACAACATCTTGGTCTATTGTTCTTAATCCTAACTTTGATATAGTTCTTTCATGTAATCCCATTATTATCGCTAAATCACGAGCTTTTATTGCAGTATCAGGTGTATATGCTTTTCTAATATCCAATACTTCAAATAAATCCATTTTATTTCACCTTCTTTTCAATCTTTTCTAATTCTTCTAAAACATTTATATTTTCAACATCTACTTCATTTTTATATAAATATTCTAATATAGACCATCTTATTAAAGTGCTTGTTGTAATATTCTTTTTTACTGCTAACTTCTTTGCTCTATTCAACATATCTTCTTCAATCTTAAATGAATATAACTTTTTAATTATTCTCATCTTGACCCTCCTTTTCTTCTCTAAATGACATAAAATTATCCTTTTTAATATCTAAACATTCTAACACAATATCACAAACCTCAATACTACTAATTGTATATTCTATAATTGGTGATAAGAATGGGCTAGAACTCTGTGTTTCCCCCTCAATTTTACTAATTATCTTTAATGCTAACTCTAATTTATCTTTCATCTTGAACCATCCTCCTGACAAGTTTCACAAACTTTATCTTCTATTTCACCAACATCCCATTTTTGGTATACCATATCTTCTTCTAATTCATAACGACCACATTCACACTTTACTACATTAAACTTTAACATTAACTCCTCTTTCTTTAATGTACCATCCAAATATTCTCTTACAAAATCTCTTGCTTCATTTTCTGTCATTTCTTTTCCTCCTCTTTCTACTTTCTAAACTAATTATAAATCTTATATATACAGAAGTCAATACATTTATATATATTCTTTTATTTATTTTCAAAAAAAAAGAGCCTTCGCTCTATCTCTTAAACTGCATATAAGTGAACTTAATTGCATCCCTTATACTATATTTCTCTCTTGCTAATTTATATCTATATATTGCCCTCTTAAACATTCACATGTACTGAATATTTCATATTTGTGTTATTTGTATACGAATATTTAACCTCTTTCAAAATCTTAACATAAGCCAATACTACATTCTTATTTACTCCTGATACTTTAAAATCACATGCTAAACCTTTTAAATGAGTACTATTAATTACTCCACCAACATCTTTATTTTTATATTTACTTCTATATCCTGATGAAATATTAACTGGTTTATTAAAATGATTTCTTATTTTTTGCATTACATCAACTATTCTCATATCAAGTTTCAAATAATCCAAACCATCAACCATAAACTCACTCAACATAAAGTTCTTGCTTATTCTATAATCAGACACCCATTTAAACTCTTTCTTGCCATCTTTTGCTAACTCAAGAGCAATTATACCCTTTGGAGTTAATTCTTCCACACGAGCCTTTAAAACAAGATTTTCGGCATCTAACATTTCTATCATTTTATCCTTTTTTTCTAATTCTATTTTCTGTTCCACTATAACCTTTTTTTCTTCTAAACATTCACATTCATGAATTGGTGGTTCTACAACTGGTGGGCATTCAATAGGTGGTTTTGGTCTTAACAATTTTTCTAAAAAATCCTTTAACCATTCCATATTTACGCCTCCTTTTTATATTTAATTGAAGATAAACCTATAATTGCACCTAAGAAAATATCAAATGCTGCTATTGTTCCTACAACTTCTTCACCTAATGGGAATCCCCATATTTTAGATAAAGCAAAATATAATGTTGCTACTGCTGGTAAAAATATCATTGCGATAAACTTTAAAATATCATAGACTTTATTGCTCATATTATTTCACCTTCTCCGCTTGAATATATTTACATTTTGTTTCAATAGCAAATATTCTTGTTTCTAATGTTCTTACTTGGTCATCCTTTTTGCAAACCATAGTCTTTAATTCTGCAAGTTCTTTTTGTATTTGTGCTAATTGCACCGATACTTTTGTTTGCCCTGCAATAAACTTCCCCACGAAAGCTATTATTGCTATGAGTGATACTAGTGTTGCGATTACTGTTGCTGTGCTATCCATATTGTTGCCCCTTTCAAATCATTTGTTGTTTATTCACATATCACGAGATGCAATATGGATAAGAGTGTTTAACTGTTCATTGTAGAATAACTTATACTTATAGCTCCGCCTTCTCTATTCTCAATGTATATTGTTCCATCTGTATTCGAGCTGACAGTTACTTTTCCATCTGTTCCTGTAGTTCCTGTTAAAACTCCATTAGTAACTTCCATTAATGCCCCTGCTACAATAATATGCGTCATAACTGACGATGCAGCGTTTCTAAATTGAAACATCCCATTAGCTCCAGCATAGTTTGGATGCCTTGCTGATATAACTAAAATACCGAAGTTATTTTCTGTAGTGAAACTTATAACATCGTCATCAGCGATTGTTGCTGTAGTTCCGTCTGTATCGTGGACCGCAGCTGTTTTCTGTGTTGCATCTAATTGTGTTTGTATATCGCTTCTTACTCCATCTACATAACCCATTTCTGTTTGTGTAACACCACTTCGCCAAGTATCTAAATCGGTTGTAAGGTCATCTAAATATACAGAGCTTGACCTTGTAATTGGATTGTAATATCCAACTCCATCTTGTAATAAAGCTATCTTATCTGAGCCACTTAATACTGAACCTGCTGAAAACGCTTCTGTATCTAAATCGCTTTTTGTATTAAATGTGTCCCAATCAGTATCTGTTAAAGCACCGGTTGTACTTGTTGAAGATGTTGCTAAACTTAATGCCTGTGTTGATAATGACAATCCATTAGCAGTTCCTATTGTTACATCGCCTGTGTTTGTGTTAGATGTGTTAGATACTATATTTGCATCTGTATCCGTAAAGTCATTGTGTGATTTAACATAAGTTGAACCTTCTTCTACATCGTCCATATTTATTGTTGGATTTGCGAACCAATTTGATTGATACCAATCTCCAGTACCCGTAATCGTTCCTGAACCTGTTAATGATTGGTAAACAATATAAATATCATCATTTAAAGTAAGTGTTTTAGTGTCTGCGACATAGAATCTATTTATAGCTATATCTATATAGAACGAATCAATCGTTAAGGTATCAGCTATTGACATATAGCCATCTATTGTTATATCTGCATAGTTCGCCCCTGAAAATGATAATGTATAAGCTCCTGCTAAACTAAAACCATTGTGAATTATAGTTGAACCGTAAGCTACTATTGACAAATTTGAGGTCATTGTCATAGTGTAATTCAGCATAAACAGGTGCTTTATATTATAGGTTGTATCTTCTAAAGCTGTTTTAAGTTCTGTTATATTTGAGATGCTGTATATTCCAACACCGCCACCGCCTGTTCCATTAGCTGATGCTGTGATTAATCCTTTAGCGTTAACTGTAATGTCTGCGTTAGTAAAACTACCTGCATTAGCATTAACTGTTGCTAGTGTTAGAGCTGTTGCTCCTGTTGCATCTCCACTATGAGTAGCATTAGTTTCTTTGACTGTGTTTAGTCCTACTGCTGTAGTGAAGTCTGTATTTGGAACTGCACTTAGTCCAACATCTGTCTTATCAACTGAATGTGGATTGTTAGTTAATCCTCTATGTGTTGTATTTAAACCTACTGCGGCGGCATCTGTATAGGATACTTTTGCATTATTAACAACTATTTCATCAAACTTGGCTTTTGTCATTAAACCCGCTCTTACTGTACTTGCTGCTACTAATGTAGCTTTTGTACCATCTGAAGAGTTTACATCTACTGTTGTAGTAGTTGAAGTTCCTTCTGATAAGTCCGTTGAAACATTTGTATCTTTATCATTATTAGTTTCTATATTCCCAACTAATGTATCAGTCATATAACCAGTTTGTGCATTTGTTGCTGCTCGGTTACTTATTTCTTGAGTTGATATACTCATACCACCTGTAGTAGCACTTGCATTAAGTGTTACATCAGCTTGAATATCAAGCATTGTTTTAACTTCGGCAGCGGTTAATTCTTCAACTACACCATCAGCACCTGATACTCTACCTAATATCCTCTCATCATTAACCACATTTTGCATTTTTGGATATGTTACTGCGTCATCGTGTATATGTTTTGTATTTAATTTGCTCATTTTTAATCTCCCTTTCAGCCCGTTTTAAGGTTTTTCATAGGCTCTTTTATCTAGTATGTATAGGTTACCATTACTTTGTCTGTTGCTTCTAATATTCCATCAAGACCTAATCCATCCCAATTTAATCTCTTAATATCTGCACCATCAGTTACTACTGTGAAATCAACTGTGTACTCTTGTGCTATTCCACCAACTGGTACTACATTAACTGTATTTACTTCTGTTGGTACTTGTGATAAATCTTTATATTTATTTGTTCCTACATCAGTAGCATCTAATGTTAATACCTCAACTAATCTTGTACTACCTGTTCCTAATGCTAATATTGAAGCTACTGTTACCGTTTTTAAAGCATCTGCTCCATCTGTATCTTGTATTAATACTTTATCTGCCGAAGCTACTGTTGCAGCATCTAATGTTGCTCCATCTAAAGCGTCTGTTACATTTGCTTCATCAGTTACATCTGCTCCATCTTCTACATTTAATAATGTAAGAGCATCTGCTTTACTCAATACCTCTTGAACACCTGTACCAGCTGTTGCTCTACCCATTATACTAGCAGTTGCTATGTCTGCTTGTTTTGCTAAAGTTACTGCTCCTGTAGCGATTGTTTGTGCTCCATCGCCAACTGATGTAACATCTCCACTATGATTTGGATGGGTATAAGCATTTGCTCCATCTTCAACATTTAATACTGCTAAAGCTTCGGCTTTGCTTAATACTTCTTGTACCCCAGCTCCAGCGGTATCTCTACCTATGAAACTAGCTGTTGCCATATCTGCATTCTTTGCAAGTGTTATTGTCGCATCTTCAATATATTTTCCTTTTAATTGTGCCATATCTTATCTCTCCTTTTCTTTATTTTATTTTTTGGTTCTGTTAATATATGTAATCGACTGATAATATATCACCCTCCGATAAAAGAGTTTCTAATGTTAAACTATCCCAGTTTAACCTCTTAATGCTGACTCCATCTGTTATTACTGTGAAGTCAGTTGTATATAATTGCTTAATACCCACTACTGGAAATACTCCAACCGCTGTGTTATCCTGTGGTGTGTTTGCTAAATCTATATATTTATTTGCTATGTTAGTCGCTGTCAATGTTAAATCCTCTGTTATTTTGGTAACTACTGTCGCTGTCGCAGTAGCAATTGTTACTCCTGTACTACTCGAAGTCAGAGTTACATTGTTTCCTGCAACTAGACTTTTTAATTCTAAATCTACACCATTCTTTTGAGCAAATATTCCTTCGCCTGCTCCTAAATTAGATGCCGTGTTTTTTTCACCACTTGTTCCTGCTACTGTTGTTATATCTAACTCAATTTTGTTTCCATCCAAATTTACCTCTAAATTATTTGTACTAAATTCTACTTCTATTTGATTAGACATCAGTTGTCACAACCTGACACACTTTGAAGGTTGGCACTTCACAATCTTCATAAGGTATTAATCTTGGTTTCGCGCCAGTTGTTGTCTTATAAATAATATCATAGAAATAAGTACCAACTGCAATATCTTCTGTATCTGCACTATCAAATTCAAAATAAGCAGCACCACCAACAAAAGTATCAACTTCTTTAGTTATTATTGCTGTCGTAGCAGTAGGACTTTCTTTCACCTTTAAATATAAAACTTCAGGTGAAGCAAAAGAACCTGTTTTTTTACTGATTATTAATGTTTCATCAGTTTCTTTTGGTATCGATATATTATTTGTTACAGGATCATATATTAAAGCCATATTAACACTCCTTTCTTTTTTAAATCCTATAAACTCCTGATATTCTAATTAATGTTGATGCAGCAAGAGCTGTCCAATTTATAGTAGCAGTTGTACTACCATTTCCATATAAATTCATATAATCAACACTTCTTGGTCCACCCAAAGTTAATGTTACTATCCCTGCTGGATATGTAATCCCAGTAGCGTGAATTACATTTAATCCTTGCATTATTCTTGGTGATATACCTGATGACTCAAACGGTAAATCACCTAACAATACAGAACCACTACATGAACCTTTTGATGATATTGCTAAATATATCTCAACAAAAATTAAACTTCCAACCTTATAATAATAACCTTCTTGATATGTATATGTTGGACTATTTGTTCCATCCCATAATTTCGGTGTAAATGAAGCATAAGTTGGTTTAACAATAGTAGTTATCCCATCATTGACTGCTATTGCATCTTCCATATTATTTAAATTTGCTGCACTAATAGCACTTGTTGTCGCTGGACTATTAGCCCATGTTGTTTTTGAATATGCCATATTTTTGCCTCCTTTTTATGTCCCCTACCCTATTTCTAGGATATAAACACTATTTTTGAACACCCTTATAACATAAGGGTTTAACCACTCCCCTACTCTCCCCTACCCTATTTGAAAGCGGGAAATGTAAAGTATATGTCAATCACTTTCTCTTTGAAATTTATATGTTATTGTCATTGTTGTATCATCATAACTTACTGCTAAATCCTCTATCTTATAATAATAATCATAAAACCCCTGAACTGCACCTGTATTTCCATTTGTTACTTCATATCTAAACACCACACTTTTATATTGTGTTGAAATATCTGTTTTAGGATATAAACTGGTAGATGGATATAATGTTGTAGCTGGATATAATGTTGTTCCATCATTTATTCTAAAATTATCAAATCCAATTATTGTAGCACCTTTAGATATTCCTGTTATTATTAAATCACTTACATCATACCAAATATCTATATTTGTCCCATCCACTTCATAACTAAACCCTACTCTATCCATTTCTGCATAATCATCAGGAACTATATAATTAACACTCGGATTTCCTAAATGTAATGGAAATTCTACATAATCACCTGTAATTAAATTTCCTAATGTTTCATAAGTATCTATTCTAATTATCTCTAAAACAAAATCCTCATTTACTGTTATTCCAAAATCTTCAACATCAACAAATGCCACTAAATAATCATCTATTGCATTAAATCCACCCTCTGCTGTTGCTTTTGGGCCAAATCCTATACCATATATCTGTGACCCATCATAAAGGGCTGTTATAGTAAATCTATAAAACATCTCATAAGATAAACTATTCTCACCACTTGTTGACTTACTCAATAATGTTTTTAAAAAATCCTTCTCATAAGCCTCTGCAACATCATAATTCATTGTTGTAGATGTATCTGTTATTGTTTGTGTACTATCAAATTTAATATAACAATAATGAATTAATGTATCATCATAATTTAATAAATCCTGCAACGAATAATCTATTGCTTGGGATGTCATTAAATCTAAATAATTATTTAATATTCTATTCTTTCTTGTCAATGTCTTAACTATATTACCTTTACTATCCTTTAAATTAAACTTGATACTCTGATTAGTTATCCTCATTAACATCATCTCCATCAACTATAATTCTAGGATTTTCAATAATCTTCTCACCTGATACTAATACTGATACTACATTTTCAACTGCTTCTTCATCAACAATTTCATTATCTTTCCCTCTAAATAAATCTAAATAATTTGCTATTAAATTACTATTCTTTGCTTTTACTACAAAACTCACCATATCACTTGTAGCAACTCCAAATGTTACCTCTGTAATTATAAAATCACCATCTACAAAATATTCAGGCAAATTAATTCTAATAAGTCTTAATGGTACTGCACTTTCAATAAAATCATAAAAATCATCATTCATAATTCCTTTTAATGTTAATGTTACCTCATCTGTTTGTGCCGGTGTTCTTAACAACCTATTTTTTGCCATCTCTAAACTTTCTGTTTGTGTTAAAAATTTACCATTCAAATTTAATGTCTTCTCTATCTTCCCTGATGTAGATACCTTCCCTATATTAGCAGTTATTTCATTTGAATTATAATAAACAGAAGTTTGTTTTTGTACTGATATACCACTTGTAAATACTGATGCTAAAGCATCAACAAACTTTATTCCTGTTACTAATGTTTTATTAAATGGGTCAGTTATTAATAATATCTTCTTACCTGCTACACCATTATCAACCCCATCATATCCTATTTCACTATCAGTAGTTATATCATCTGTTGCATAATTATATACTAAACCATAAGCAAATGTAGCTAAATCTGCTATATCAAATAATATTGTATCACTTGAACCACCATCTTCAGATGTTATTCTTGCCCCTGATGTTGCACTTATTGAAAAAGGATATTCAAACATAACAATATCACCAGCACTAAAACTTTGATTATAAAGCCCAGTATAACCACTAATTAAAACATTTTGATTTTTAACATTCAATACATTGGCATAATCCAATGCCTCTATACTGGGTGCTAAATTAGCAGCAGCAAATGTTATATCATTATTTGTATCAAATACTAATATTGGTGTTTGTGCTCTTAATTCCTCTACTGGATTAATATACATCTTTTTATCTTTATCTATATACCATGTGAAATTTTCTCTATTACTCAATTTATTCATTAACTTCTCTATTGATATCATATTATCTTTTATTGTAACATTCTTTGTTGTACTTAAATTATTTTCTTCAATAGTAAATCCATCTGCTACTAATGGTGCTAATATAATCCCTACAACTGTCGCTAATGGTGTGTTTCTTTTACTTATACTTATAGTTCTATTAACAGCAAGTGCTATTGGATTTAATAATGTTAGCCCTAATCTCAACACTTCTGACCCTGTCCTAAACTCGGGCAACTGAATTGAATCAATATAACCTGTGTATAAAACTGTATCAGGTATTGTATTTGTATCAACAACTTGTATCTCTTGATACTTTATTGGCAAATCTGCCATTACTTTACCTGTAAAATCTATACTAAAATTAGTTAATTGTGTTTGAGTTGCAGAAAATCTCATAAGCATAATATCAGCCAATGCATTTGACCCCATTGAAATAATATCATAATCTACTGAATTAAATCTAACTTTTAGAACCATTATAAATCAGCCCCTGCTTGTTTTAATGTTCTACTTACCATATCTGTCATTATAACTTGCATATCATGTTCACCTATTTTAAATGATGCATGTATATTGGTTACAGAAGCACCACCTAATTTATTATTAGGTATTATTGTTCCTGCTGTATCAGGCACAAATAATTCAGGCCCTCTTTCACCAACCATAGAAGCCATACCTACTTGTGGGCGACCACCATTAGCAAAAGCACCACCACTTCCTCCAAATCCTCCGCCACCAGAGAATCCACTATTACCTGAAAATCCTCCGCCTTTGCCACTCTTGTCAGATTCTTTGCCAAACTTTTTCAAGGCAGAAGTAGCAGCATTAATTTTATTTTTTATTGAATCCCATATAACCCCAACACCTTTTTTCCAATTTTCCCAAAATCCACCATTGGCTTTTATCCAACCTGACATTTTATCCCATTCAGGTTTTAATTTAACTACTGCTAATGCTACTGCAGCAACCATTCCAACTGGTCCATGCATCGCTAACCATATCATACCTGCAGCAGTAACAAAACTCCCTGCTACTGTTCCAACATCTAATCCTGCATCTTCCATTTTCTTACCCATTTTACCAAACCATGTCCCTATATCTTGTATTGCTGGTATAAAAGTATTACTTATAAATGGCACTAAATTATCTCTTACCCATTCATAAAATCCTACCTTTAAAGGCACTAACATTTCACCTATTTCTTCTTTCATATCACTTATTTGATTTTTTGCATTTGCTATTTTACCTGCATCTGTTTTTGCCAATGCTTCATTCATATCACCAACATTATCAGTAATAACTTGCGATAATACTGCTGCTCTTTCCATTTCTGTACCTGTTTTTAATATTTCACCTTGAGCATCTGTAAATGATATACCAACCCTAGTTAATGCTCCTGCTTGTCCTTGTAATGCTTTCCCCATTAAATTTGCTATATTAACAAAATCGGTTTGTCCTGCATTAACACCTTTTTGTTGTGCTATTAAATTATTCATAGCAGGTGTTAACAAATCAACAGTCTTTGTTGTTGAAGCAAATGTCGCTAATTGTTGTTGCCCCTGTATAATTAATTCATCACCAAAAATACCAATCTTTTGTTGTTCTCTAGCAAGTTTCTTGGTTTCTTTTATTTCTGTTGAAGTCGCTCCAATTCTTTTTGTCATAACTTCTTCTAATTTTGTTTCTGCCTCTATTTGTTTATTATATAATTCAATCGAATCATTGGCAAAACTTGCTATTTTCCTCACAGCAAAAGCTGCCCCTGCTAACTTGGCAATATTCTTTAAACTTGAACCAAACTTATTAACTGACTTGGTCGCGCCTGTCGTATCATAATTTACTTTAAAATCAACCCTTGCGTCTGCTGCCATCTTTCCCACCTGCCTTTATCTTTAAAAAATTAAATAAATCTGCTAAAACTTTGTTTTTATCACTACTACCACCCAAAGCATAACTACTTTTAAGGCTTCTCAAACTTTCTATATGTTCTTTATTATATTTATCTTGTTTTGGAATTTTAGTTTGTCTTATTTCTACTACTTTTGCTATTGAACACTTACCCTCTAATAATAAGCCCTCTAAACACGCAGAGAACTCCCACCAGTTGATTTTATTTATGTTAAGGTCTATTTGCCTATGTCCTTTGAAACTATCCCATATCAGCCTATAATCTATCAAATAATCAATGCTCTTTTTACCACTACTTTTATTTGGTTTGAATAAACTATGGAATATATCATTAATTAACCTAATCTTCTGCTCAATATTTAACTCTATATCTAATGTAATCAATTCACTTAAACATCTATCTGTATCCTGTTTCTCTGAATATTCAATTGCTCTCATTACACTCTTAAAATCTATATTTAATTGATATTGTTTTCCACTTATTGTTATCTTATCTAATTGTTCCCATTCTCTTGTCGGTTTATAGTCCCATATTGGTTTTTCTTTTTCTCTATGTACCAACCGACTAATTCCAAACCCACCTGTTCACTTAACCTATCAAATTCACTTTCAGGCATATTTGTTTTTAAATATTGTAGATCATCTTTAAATACCATTTTTTCAAATTCTTTATTTTGTTCTAAATTATTTTGTTCTATTGTTTCCTTTAACTCTTTCTCTTTTAATTCTAATCCTTCTAAATCCTTGATTAACTTTCTTATCTCATCTTTTTCTGTTTCTATTGATAAAAGTTTATTTAATCTTGCTTTTTGTTCTACTAAAACTGACCTTTGTTCTTCAACACTATTTTGATCTTTGAATATCTTATCTATCATCTTTATTTCATCAGAAGTTAAAGCAATATTAATCTTTTTTACTTCATCTTTAAACTTTATATTATATTCTTCTTCATAGAAATATTTACCTACTATAAATTCCATTTTGTCCTCCTTAAATATGGTGGTAAAAGGGTTTGCACCCTTCTACACAGATGCTGTAATTGTTCCGTCAGCAACTTTCAATACTATATCCATTGTTATTACATCTTCGATGGTTCTTGGGTCACTTATTTGTGTTAATTCTGCATTGAATGTAAATTCACTTGTTTGTGCTGGATCTGTAATCTTCGCAGCGAATGTTCTAACATTGGTGTATCTTTTAGTTAATAAAAATTGACTAGCAGTATCTGAACTATCTACTTTTATTGTAAAACTAAATTCAGGGTCTAATGCTGTAACTTTATTATTCGCAATATATGAACTAAGTTTGTAGAATGTATCAACAACCTCACCCCAATTGTTATCTGCACTAATAATGTCGCATACTTCAAATCCACCTGCACCTGTTGTATCTATTTCTAATTGATAATTTATTCCTGTTATCATTTTATTACTCCTTCCTTATTCTATTATTGCTCTAAAATTAATATTATATAATATTCTTTCATTATCATCTTTACCTATATACTGAACATCTGTATCAGCATATATCAACACAATTTTCGAGCTTGTTAAAGCGATTCCATTAGCCATATTAAGTTTATCATAGACACTATCAACCATAGCCCTAATATCTGTATCATTATTCCTTAATCCCCTTATAATAACCCTAAATAACACATTATTATATAATCGGCTTGTTCCTAAAGAATTCTGTACCGTACCACCCAACATTGTTACTGCAGCTGCATAGTCATCATCATTATCATCTGCTATTGGTAATTCAGGACTATAAGCACTAATGTCACTAATAGTTTCTATTCTTGTTCTAACTCCTGTTATAAACTCTTCTATATTCACTTTATCACCTCTTATTTATATTGAATATTGTTGCCGTTAATGTTACCCACTTGCGATAATTATCTTTTTTAACTCTTTCCCACCAAAATGGTATTGCTTTCTTATTACCAACACCTGCATTAAAATCTCTATAATATAATCTTCTAACTTGTGGTGCTACTAAAGTTACTATTCCTCTATTGAAATCACTATGTATTGTCCCACTTTGATACATTGTACCTAAATCATAAGGTATATATTCCTCACAATCTTTATAAGCCTGTTGTGATACAGCCCTAACACTATCTATCAATGTTTTTTGTGCTACCTTCTTTAACCAACTATTCGCTTGTTGATGGCTTGTAAACTTCTTCATACAAGCATTATCTCATAATGATGTGGTGTATTATTGTTGCCTCTTAATACATCAATATCAACGATCTCATAGGTTTTGCCATTAAAAACAATCAAATCTTGTTTCGCAAATGTTAATTCTTTTGGTAATGAATTTTTATAGTCATAAAACATCATAGCATTGCCAACTATCTCTTTACCATCTCTACTCTTCTTTAATACCTGTCTTTCATCTATTTTTATATAGCGAAGGCTGTGGGTACTACCAGCAGTTCTCTTTTCACCATTATTGGTAAAATTGTACTTATGACTTGCTTGATTTGGGAGTCTTTTTCTTGGTATTTGTCTTATCATACTTTTTAGCCTCCTTTATCTCAATCCAACCAGTTTTTCTGTATATAATAAAACTCTCTTTGGGTATCTTTTTAATTATATCCCCTCGTTGTATAGTTATCATATTACACCTCCTATATATATAATTGAGAAGGGTGATTAGCCCTAATCAATTAAAACTTCCTAGTCAAAAGACCTGACTGTACTAAATATCTCTGTGCTTTCGGTGCTATCTTTTGGAACTCTTGTGTTCCATTTCCAGTTATTCCTACTGACTCCGAGAATTTACCTAAACTATAACTACTTGAACTACCTGCATAATCATCATCAATTCCAAGATTATTATCATTGTATTGGATCTGATATGCAGTAGCCAATTTTAAATCATTTGGTGCAGTAGCAGTAGTATAGTCACTAGCCGATATTAAAGACCATGAATAACAATGAGCTTTTAATGTTTCAGATGCCTCATATATCTTCAACAATGTTTCTGCATTATTAAGATAAGATGATTTATCATTTAAAATCTCTTGTAATTCTGATACTGTTACATACTGACTTCTAGTTATTGCCATACTATCACTCCTTTTCTACTATGCACTAGTTGCATGATATTTTGTAATAACTTTTGTAGAATTTGTTACTCTAAATGCAGAATTAATTTCAACTTGCACTTTTTTACCAGCGAAATCTTCAGTATCAATTACTCTCATCGCTTGAACGATGTTTTTGATACCAAATGCATCAGCTTGTCCCATAATCATATCTACTAAAGATAAGTTTACAGTTGTTGCGTTTGCACTATCACTATATGGGAAATATTGAGCAGCAGTTGCATTTAATGCATTTGCTTCAATAACTCTCATTCCAAACCACATACCAGCTCTACCAGTTGATAATACTTCATCATTTTTAACTGGAACAAAGTCTGATCCTGCTTGAGTTAATATTTCTTCATATACTGAAGTTGAAACAATTACATATTCAGGTGATGTTTTATTATCTTTACATTCTTTTCTCATTGAAATTATGTAAGTTAATACATTAGTATCAATAATAGCAGTTGTATCCCCTAAATCTGTACTTTCAGTTACTAAACAAGCTAATCCTGATTGTTGCCAACCTTCAGATACCTCTTTAGTTACTCTAGCATATTCTGCTTCTGTCTTATTATAAGCAGTAGCACTTTCTGTGATACCATATACCTTTTCTTCAACTCTAAATGCGTTGTTAATAACTGCTTGTACTAATGTATCAGCAGTTGTAGCACCTGAAAAGTCCCCACCAACAGTTGTTGGATCTACAACAGCATTACTTCCTAATTTATGGAAGTACCATCCTCCTGCTTGTTCTACTGCTTGGTCTGTAAATGTTAACCCCGGTATTAATACACTATCATAATACAGGTTAGGCAGTAATGTTGGTAAATATTTGATATCTACATATTGCGAGTTAATTGTTAATGTGTCTTGATTTGCCATATTCTTTTTCCTCCTATTTTATTTTTTACCCTTCATAATAAGGGTTGTTTTTATATTTCTCATCTAAATAAGCTTTATTAGATGATACAATCGGTGTTTGTTGTGTGCTTTCCACCCCAACTTTCGATACATTTGTTTCCTTGAGCATTGGTAATTTGTCATTGATGATAGCTTCTAGTTGTGTTTTAATACCTTCTCTATTAACTTCCCCATCTTCATTAATAACTTTTTCACTGTCTATGAGCCTCATCAGCACTTCCTTATGTTTGCTGCTTACTTCCAATTCAGTTAATGTGTTACCAACTATGATTTCCAAGTCTTTAGATTGGTACTTATTTTTCCATTGTCCTACTTCATCTTTCAAAGAAGTATTTTCCTCTTGAGTTTTTTCCAAGTCGCTCTTCTGTGCATCCTGAAGTTTCTTGTAATCAGTTAATGCAGTTTTCACATTATCAAAATCCTCAACTTCTAGTTTCTTCAACACTTTTCCTAACTCATCTTTCACATTCTTTGCGACAATGTTCTTCACATCATCTTGTGTGAAAGTCTTTTCTGTTGATTTTTGTTCGTCTGTAGTATCAACAACTACATCTTTTTTATCTTCCATAGATAAAATCTCCTTCTTTCCATTGTTTCGCTTATGCTTGGCACATAGGATAAAGCCAATTAATAATCTTTTATAAAGTCTTGGTACTCTTTTGTATCAAAATCTATTGGTGTTACATACTCTACTACATGGATACAAGTGCAATTTATATCTTCTGATGGAACACCAAACTGCTGTGGTGCTGTTGTACCTATACTGAAATATGTATCTATTCCAATAACTGTTTCGCCATCCATTGCTACATGAGAAGGTCTTTGTTCCATTGAAACCCCTGTATATACCCATGTTTTCTTCATTATATTGCCTCGTTCGGTACTTAACTCCCCACTTGACTGTTTTGCCAAACTTTTATGAGTATTAACCTCCGTTCTTGCGATAGATAATGCCTTACCACCATTGCTTCCTAATACCTTTCTTACTTGCTTCTCTACTTGCTTTGGTGTCTTTTGTCCTTTGATACCTTTTAATATTGTATTATTGATCCTCTTTGTGGTTGTCTTTGCATTACCACCTATTATTGATTTAAATCCTATTTGCTTATCCCTAACTGCTATCTGTTCTCTTACTATCTTATCCAAATTCAATTTTGCTGTTATCTTTGGGTTAACCAGCTTATCAAAGAAATCATAATATAATCTTGTAGTTTCTATTGTATCCCCTGAAGCCATTGTAATATTCTTACCATTACTTAACCACAATGCAGATACAATAACTGCTATTTCCTTATTTAACTTTTTAACATCTTCTTTATTCTTGATATTACCTTCATCATCATACTGCCAATCAATACCTTCTACTTGTTCTTTAATCTTCTTATAACTAGCAACATAATCCTTACTTATTTCTTTTTCGAGTGATTTTTCTTGTTTTTCTAATATATCATCTAACACCTAATCACCTACTCTTTTACTTCCTCTTCAGGTATTAATATCTGTTCCCCCATATTCCTTAATATCCTGCTCTTTTCATCTTCTGTTAATTCCTCACCATATATATCATCGAGTGCTTTCTCTTGATCTATAATATCAAAATCAACCATCTTCGCAGTTTGTTCTATTCTAGTATTTCTATCAGGTGGTATATATTCACCAAACGATACACTCAACTCTCTATCTACTGGTGTTCGCTTATTAAACACATCATCTGCTTTTAATATTTTATTACACATAGGTACTAAAAACTCTTCAAATACTTTAACTAATGATTTTCTTGTTCTTAATGATGTGACTTCTCGTTGCATTAAAGCCTCTTGCGAAGCATTCGCACCTGCCTCATCATTTATACCTATTGTTAATGGATTAAGTCCAGCATTGGCTAATATGTTATATGTAATGCTATTTATTGCTTTAGTATATTCATCTGTTCTTATTGCCGATTGATTATGGCTTATTTCATTCTTGCCATTCTCTCTTGGATCAGTTCCTGTTACTACATATTTCTTTCTAAAATCATCAAACTTCTTACCTGTTGCCAATACTTCAGGGACATATACTTCTGCTCTACCTGTTCTTATTTCATCCATTAATTGTGACCATGCTTCATCTAATGCATCAAACTCTGCTATTACACCATCATAATCAGACTTTATACCTTTAAATTCACCAGCCATTATAAAATTTCCTTTAAACTTAAATGGTTCCAATTCTTTAGTTTCTTCAAGTGTTGTTAATGGAACATCAACTAACT